GCTTGTCGATGTTGATAGCGATTGCAGTACCTTCAGGGCTGTCGTAAGTTACAGCAGTGCTTGCACTTTTAGCACGAGCATCAACTGCAGCAGTGAATGGTACACGAATAACATCACCACCACCTTTTACGAGACCACTTCGGTCTTTAACCAATTTTGCCATCTGCAATTTCTTGTCAAATGGTTGCTCGATTTCTCGAGTCCAGACTTCTTGCACATACTGTGCAGTCTGAGCAATTGAACGGGTTACGTTCGAGTTTAATGTTGCCATTTTTATTTTCCTTTTAAGTTACTATGCTAGACCATTTGCCTTTAAAACTGCCTGCAATTCTTCGTCAGTCATGTCTTGTGGGGCTTTGTTGAGGTCTAGTGCCTTCGCTCGGCTACCATCTGGTCTGAGACCAGTAGAAGCAGCTTGCTTGGCGATATTTCGAACACTTTTTGTAGTTTTCTCACTGGCGATAGCGTTGCCTAACTCCATGATGCTCTCTACATAGTCTGAATAACGGATTTCAGTATTTACTACTGTATCTGTCTGTGCATCATAACCAACTGTTGAAAGGTACATATTGTTTATTGCATCTGCTACTGCTGGGTCGAACTGTTCTGATGTCTTGTCTAAGACAGGATATTTAGACTCTATTTTTGGAGCGTCTATCTCTAGTCTTGTGTGAAAAAGTACTGACTCTGCTCGGCGAGCTCCTTGTTGGTACTGCGCCTTTCCGTAAGCCTCTCTGTCGCTATCCAGCTGTTCGATTACCTCTGGGTCGGCATCAAGTGCCTCTTGGTAGTCCAGTCTCTTAATAGGTTGCTCTTGTTGAGTTTTTGTCTTGAGCTTCTCAACAAGCTGTTGAATGCGTAGGCTCTCTCGTCTAGATGGTTTTCTTTCTTCTGGTTCGGCTTGCTCTTCGGTCTGACCTTCTGCTTCACCTTCTTCAGAAGACTCACCCTCCTGACTCTCTTCTGATTGCTCTACTTGCTCCTCTTGCTCTTCTGCTTGTTCTTCTGGTTCGGTAGTTTCTACCTGTTCCTCTTGAACTTGCTCTTCGAGTTTCTCGTCTTGTATATCCATAACACTCCTTTACAGACCTCGTTTCCTTGCGGTGGTTCGGTCGACACCTTTAATGTTACAGACCACGTTTCCCTATGTTTAGGACAGTACGGTCGACACTGTTAATGTTATAATACTATCTTTTTAAACTTAGGCAAATTGTTTTCATCTACCCCATCTAATATGTAATCTGTTGGGATAGTCTGTACTAACTCTCCCCATTCTGTATCTGCCTTAAGTACATTACCCTCTAATCGCCAATTAGTAGGTTCAAGCTTCTTTAGGTTCTTTGATATGTCGTCACCTGCGCCATGTATTTCTCGACTTGGTGGCATTTTGCCCCATGCCTGAAACTCTCTCTCTATACGGTCTTCTCTACTTTGATTCATTTACTATCTCACGAGCTCGTTCATAAGCGTCAATTACTGCCTGGAATTCACCAATAATCACATTTGCAACTCTCCAATCTTCAGCAGTTGCTCCCTCTACGACAGTTTTGCCGTTTGGTAAGAATGCCTGGTAGTAGCGTATTCTGTCTTCAATATGCTTTTTAAGGCGAGCGAACTCCTTACTTTTAGAAAAGCGAGCCATTGCTTTTTCTTCTACTAAAAGTTCTTCTGGCATCTGCGTTTGTGGTAGTTCAGTACCATAGGCATCACCAATTATCCCATTTGTTTGCATTGTTCCCTCCTTATAGTGAGTTTAATCTGTCGGCAGCTTGCCCTATCACCTCATCATTATACACTTGTCCTGTTGATGTAACGACTGGCTTTTGTGGTTCTTCGACTGGTTGTTGCGCCTGAGCAAGTTGCTGTTGGAGTTCTACAATCTGCTCCATCATTTTACGCTCTTGTGGAGATGGCCCTTCTTTTACTGTGACAAATTCCTTCACACCTGGTATATCTGAGAGTTTTTCTTCAGCCTGCAAGATAGCATCCCAGTTAATCTGAATACGGTCATCTTCTTTGAACACATTCTGGAATTTACCAACAACACCCATAAAGTTCTCGAGTGACTGGCGTTGGTTCTCTTTATTCACCTTGGCGGTTGAGTCTTGTGACATCATAAAGCGGTATTCAATGCCTTTAAGCTTCGTTGGGTCAATCCGTAAATCACCTGCTGATAAAGTGGCATCTGGTGAGAAATTACCCTCGAATAATCCAAGTACATCCTCAAGACCAAGCTCTACAATATCTTTAATATCGTCTGCAAATAGGCTTACTGGTATCTCTTCTGTGCCGATATTAGCTACAAGCGAGAAGAAACCATCTACAAGTTCTTGAATAGCTGCTACAAGGTGTCGGCGTTCTGCACCATCTCGAGTCGCTTCTTTGTCTGAGTAAAGATTGATAGCCTGTGGAGTTTTGCCTTGTGATGGGTTGAGTGACTCTGCACCAGGTATCGAGGCATTCTGTGAACCATATAAACTTAAGAGTGAGCCAGTAAGGTTAGATTGAGCTCCTTGGTAGGTAGCAAGACCTGCAGTCGAGGTTTCAAGCCTTCTAATCGAGTTTGGTAGGGTTTCTACCATAACTGCACCTTCTCGGTAGTCGATAGTGTGCTTTTCTACCCCATTACCATTCACCACGATTGGTGGGATAAGGTTCATCTTAATGCCCTGGAAGTAGAAGTTAGTTAGACCATCTCGAGCGAACTGGAGTGGTTTAGCACGCTGGAAGTCGCCAAGGCCATAGAATGAGTCAAATAGTGGTTGCGAGTACTTGATTACGAACGGAATTCTGCCATTCTTGTGTGGGTTCTTCAGTCGGCGAACCTCAATACAGCCATGGTCAGGGGCAAATGTTATCCATTCACCATCCTTACCTGCTTCGTAACGAGTAGCAAGGCAAATCCCCTTCTTAACAGTAGAACCAGTGCGACTACGAGCAACCTGTGTGTCTTTCTCCTGGTCGTACGATTCCTTCTCAGACTGCTCTAAAAGAGCTTGTACGGCTTCTTTATTCCAGCCACCCTCTTCGTCATCAGCTACATCTTTAAGGTACTTCTTGCTTACCCAGGTAAGAGCAGTCACATAGTCCATATCAGCAATCGAGGTCCTGCCTTGCTGTGGGATAAGGTTACGAGGATTCCACAACCAGCAATCTGGTCCGATATAGCCTGAACTCGCTATATTCCAGTCGTAAAACATCGGCATATAGCCGTATACACTCGAGTAGAGCTGCCACATATTGAGCTTCTCGAGGAAAGGGTGTTGGGCATTCGCATTCGGGAATATCCATTTTTGCAGAAGAATATCCATAAAAGCAGCCTTACCAACATCAGCTTTGCCCATTGGTACAGTTTCACCTTCAGGGAGCTTTGCTACTACTCTATCGGCTCGTTCTTTTGCTAAAGTCGCTGCGTAAGAATCACTTATTTTAGAGCGGTCGACTGTGCCTGTAACACTGTCAAACACCTGACCAACAAGCATTGCTTCGTAAGCGTCAAAGTCCTTAATATAATCTCTGTGTATATCCCAGTCAGACTCGTAATCTGCCTTGTATTCGTACTCATGTTTTTGTTTTTTCATGCAATGAATCCTTTTTGTTTATTGTACTACAATTTAAAGCAATCCATACTGATTTGATTTTTTCAAGAGGGTTGGTTTAGGGAAGTCAGTTTGCTTGCTTACACCATATTTTAGATGCAGGAAGAGATAACGAGCAGCATCTGGTCCGTGGTCGTTCTCTTTTATAGGTATTTCACTTGGGTTGCGGTCTGGCTTGTCTTCTGGGTAGCGGTAGGCTTCGAGTTCAAAGATAAAGTTCTTACAATTTGAGCCGATAAACAATGATGGTTTTGGTGGACCGACAAGTTGTTCTCGAGGTCGCAACTTCTCAGTGATTAAACCTATACCCGTAGCATAGCCAGCAGAGTCGTTAGCCTTATTTACACCCACAACAGGAAGTGTCTTGCTCATCACCTCAATAGCATCCCTATTGGCGGAATCTGCCACGATTTGCACAACTCTCTTGTCAGCAATGATGTTCTTAATACGAGGTAAAACCTGCTCAAGTGTTTCCTGTCTACCATAAACCTCGTCTACTAAATACCATTTTTGGTCCTTATCTACACCCCACAATAAGAAGGCGGTGGTGTGCCAACCAAAGTCAATCGCACCATAATAAGTAAGGTCTTGTGGCATCTCCATTGGTTTTTTGATATGCACATCTCGATTAAAGTCTGGGTAGACTGCACCCTGT